GCGGCAAAAGACGTGGGAGACAGTGCCTCTGACATAGGCGACAGCATCGGGGACGGGTTCGAGGAAGGGACAGACCAAGCAAGTACAGCCATTGATGCCCTTGCACAGGCCCTGGTAGCTGCCGGGGTGACGGCATCCGTGAAAGCAATCACGGACGCACTCATGGGCTGCACGCAGGCAAGCATGGAGTTCGAAACGGCGATGGCCAAGGTTGGCACGATTGCAGATGAGTCGCAGAAGCCGCTCGGTGATATGAGGAACGAGATCCTGGCATTGTCCAGTGAAACCGGCAAGAGTGTCGGGGAACTGGCAGAAGCGACCTACCAGGCCATTTCTGCATCGGTAGCGACCGAAAGTGCGGTGGATTTTGTCGGTACAGCGAACAAGCTGGCTGTCGGTGGGTTTTCCGATACCACGACCGCCGTGGACATCCTGACGACCGCCATCAATGCCTATGGTATGTCTGCGGATGATGCAGCGAAGATCTCAGACGTCCTGATCACGACACAGAACTTAGGTAAGACATCCGTTGCACAGTTAGGTGCCAGCATGGGCATGGTCATCCCGCTGGCGGCGGCGTACAACATGGATCTGGAAGACCTGTCGGCAAGTTATGCATTGCTGACGGCCAACGGTACGCAGACCGCCCAGGCGACGACCTACGTCAAGGCGGCCCTGAACGAACTTGGGAGCACAAGTTCTGTTGTCGGCTCAACGCTCAAGAAGAAAACCGGCAAGACCTTCGCTGAACTTATGGCAGAGGGCAATTCCCTCGGGGATGTTTTGCAGGTACTGGCGGACAGCGTGGACGGTGACACGACCGCATTCAACAACATGTGGTCAAGTTCCGAGGCCGGTGTCGGTATGCTGTCCATCCTGAACAGCGGAACGTCCAAATACAACAGCCTGGTGCAGGCGATGGAAGGAAGCACCGGGGCGGCAACCACTGCATTTGAGAAGATGTCAGAAACTGGGGAATTTGCCCAGCAGCGTTTCCAGAACGCCACCGAGAACCTGAAGATAGCGATCGGTGATGAGCTTGCACCGGTGCTGATGGAACTCCAGCAGAGCGGGGCAGATGCGATGGAATGGGCAACGGAGTTCGTCAAGGAACACCCGGAAGTTGTGGCGGCAGTCACGGCACTGGCGGCAGCCCTTGCAGTACTGGCAGCGGCACTGGTCGGGTTGCTGGTCGTAAATCAGGTATCAAAAGCGTTTGAGGCATTTTCGGCGGCACTCCTTGCGAATCCATTCGGACTTGTGGCACTTGCGTTGGTATCGCTTACGGCAGCAACTGTAGCGTTTGGCAAGGTTATGAAGGACAGAACATCCGATGCTGCAAAGAACCGGAAAGCGATCGAGCAGTGCCGGAAATCCTATAATAACCTGAAAGACAGCATAGAAGAACATGAAGAGACTGCAAAAGAAAATATCAAGAGTGCTGAAACAGAGGCGGCAACCTATCAAACACTTTCAGATAAGCTCTACGACTTAGCAAATAAAACGAGCAAAACGGCAGCAGAAAAAGCACAGATGAGTGCAATGGTTGACCAGCTCAATGAAGCCATGCCGGAATTGGGACTTTCCATTGATGAAACGACAGGAGCATTGAATAAAGAAAAATCCGCAGTGGATGCCGTGATCGATTCCATGAAGCAGCAGGCTCTTGCTAGTGCATACCAGGAACAAGTGAAGCAGGCAGCCACGGATGTTGCAGAGGCAGAAACGCAGCTGTCAGAAGCACGAAAAGTTTACAATGGGCTTCTGGTAGAGTCGAGAAACGAGACGCAGGAATATAACAAAGCCATGCAGGACACTGGCAATATGGTTGAATCTACGTCTGATATCTACGATGCTCATGGGGTAAAACAGACAGAACTGAATGAACGACTCCAAGAACAGAAAAAAGTAGTCGAGGGCTTGGAGGGAACTTACAGCGAGGCACAGGAGAAGTTAAGTGAAGCATCCGAAAAAGCCGGAGAATACAAAGTTACCACCGAAGAAACGAACGAAGCCATATCCGATTCCGCAACAGAAATGTCGGAGGAAGTCCAGAAAGCCTACGAGGACATGAAAACGTCTATTCAGAACAACTTGAAAGGCGTTGTAAATGCATACGAAGATTTTTCGGGCGGTGAAGAGATTTCGGCAGAAGATGTAGTAACACATCTGCAAAGTGCAGCAAATGGTGTAGATCAGTGGGCAGATAACCTGATAACCCTTGCAGGACGTGCCGGAGAGGGCATGACGAAAGAGTTTTTCTCATATTTGGTTAATCTGGGGCCGCAGAGTGCAAATCTTGTTAAAGCGTGTACGGAAATGACAAAACCACAGTTACAAGATGCAGTGGCAGCATATTCTGAGAGTGGCGGTGAAGCGGCAGAAGCCTATTCAGAGAAATTTGCTGCCATTATAACCAACTGGGACAGTACTGGTCAGGAGATTGTACAGAAGGCTGGTGAGGTTGGAGAGAAGAGCGGCAAGGAACACACAGAAAAGGCAAAAAGCGGGATCGAATCCGGCCAGAAGGAAGTCACGGAGGCGGCCAAGAAAGGCGGCGAGGAAGCCGGAAAAGTGTCGCAGAAAGCAACCGCGGACGGAATCCAGCAGAATTCCGGGCAGGTGTCACAGGCGGCTGGGGATTCCATGAAAAAAGCAGCAGACACGGCAAGGACTTACCGAAGTTCTTTCGAAAGTGTTGGCCAGAGCATGTCAGAAGGTGTTGCAGTTGGAATCAACAGGGGATCACCTTTTGTACAGAATGCGGTAAACAGCGTCCTCCAATCGGCTGTAAATGAAGCGGAGAAAAAAATAAAAAAGAACAGCCCGTCCCATGTATGGCGTGATGAAATCGGACTCAGCATGGCTGAGGGTGCTGCAGTCGGAATTGAACGCGGTGAAAAAATAGTAAATGACAGTGTTGTAGCTATGGCGGACTCATCACTGGAAACCGCAAAGGATACACTTGAGATCCATTCACTGTCCAAGGTTTTCAAGGACGAGATCGGTAAACACATCGTCGGAGGTGTGATCAAGGGCATTGAAGCCGAAGTCCCGAAGCTGAAAAAAACCATGAAGAAGATGTCCGAGGAAGCTGTCAAGGCAGCCGGTGAAGTGGATGCGGCAAAGGGCGGTTATTCCGATGCGGCGTCTGCGATCATGGAATCCATCACCAGCGGGCTTGACAAGCGTCAGGAGCTCCTGGTTTCCAAGCTGGATAACAAGATTGACGGCTATGTGGATAAAGTTGTAAAAAAATACGAAAAACTGGCCGAAGACAAGAAAACAGAGGCGGGCAACACCACGGATGCAACACAGAAGAAAAAGCTCCAGGAAGAAGCAAAAAAGCTCCGGAAAAACGCCAAAAAGATCAAGAACTATGCCAACAAATACACATCAACGTTCATGGATGCCCTGAAAGAAGGGACAGAGAAAGCTTACAGTAAGATCGAAGACGACTTAGACAAGAAGCTGGACGAGATCGCAGACAAGTACCAGAAAGCTTACGACAAGATCATCTCATTTCGGGACGACATGAAAAAGAAGATGTCAGAGCCGGCCAATATGTACGACCTGGACACCCAGCTGACACAAGTCGAGCGGTACCAGGAAGGTCTGAAAAAGCTCAAGGACAAGATACCGGAAAGCCTGATGGACCAGATCCTTGGCATGGACCTGAACGAGGCAGACAACTTCGTGGAGCACCTGAACGCAATGTCAGCGGAAGAACTGGCGGCGTACAAGGAGAAATGGGAACAGCTGCAGGGTTCGTCCGAAACCTACAGCAAGGAATTTTTCGAACAGCGTCTGACAGATGTAAAAGCCGGATGGACGAAAGAAGTGGAAGAGGCAGCCAAAACCGCACAGGAAGCAGCCGAAGAAGCCGGAAAGAAGATCGCCAAGAGCCTGATCAAGAGTCTGAATGGCGAAAAAGAAACGCTGAAAAAATCCATGCGGGGCATTGCAAAGGATATGATCGAAGCGTTTAAAAAAGCGTTTGAGCTTGGAAAAGACGGCAAAAAAGCAGAAGGCAGCAAAGCGACAGCAGAGGCAAAGGGGACTGGAACTGTAGCTTCGGGCAAGAGATCAGCAAAGAAAAAGAAAACGACTGCCAAAACCAAAAAGGAAGAAAAAGAATGGCAGGTATACCGGGAAACAAAAGAATATGAAAAAGCCAGGAAGAAAATCGAGCAGGGCACCCAGGCGGAAATGCAGGCAGTCATGGCAGAAGTGGAAAGGATGCAGAACACAATTGCAAGCCTGGAATCCATGGGTGCAAGCCCGACGGTCAACGTGTCATCACCACAGATCAGCCTGGCAAATAATCAGCCGGTGCAGTTACAGGCTGAGATCCATACCACGGTCGACCTGGATGGAAGGACGGTGGGCAAGGCGGTCACACCCTACGTCAATGAAAACATGAACACAATACGGAACCGGCAGAGGAGGGGAAGCTGATGGATGTACAGATCGGAAATTATAAAATGGGCGATTTTGGGCTGAAACTGTTGGGTGTGGACCTTGGTACGCCGTCCGTCCGGAAAAGTACCGTGACCATCCCCGGCAGGAACGGTGCACTGGACTTGACGGAAGCCATTACCGGTTTCCCAGTGTACGACAATGCAACACATAAGCTGACGTTCGACTTCAAGGACGGCACTTACAGCACATGGCTGTCAAAAGCCAGTGACATCCGTGGGAAACTGCACGGCAGGCGGCTCCCGGTCATCTTCGGGGATGACGGCTATTATTACGATGCCAGGGTAAGCGTGGACAGCAGCAAGCTCAACCAGCATTACAGCCAGATCGTAGTCACGCTGGATGCAGAGCCGTACAAGCTGGCACGGAAAACGTCACTGGATGACTGGGAATGGGACAGCTTTAATTTTGAAACGGATATCATCAGAGACTATAAAAACATCCCGGTACCGGGTGAAATCACGGTCGTAGGGGATGTGATGCCGACGGGGTGTGTTTTTGAAGCTTCGGCGGCGGTCACAGTGACATATGACGGAAAAAGCTACCAGATCCCAAAAGGGTACAGCACGGTGCCTGATATCCTGATCACAGAGGGCAGCCATACCATGCAGTTTAAAGGGGATGGCGGCACGGTTTCCGTAGAATACAGAGGGGGCAGGTTCTAATGTATAAGATCACGCTGGATGGTTCCTACCTGTACCATCCGTGGATAAGAGGCCGCTGTATTACAGAAGGGGCACTGACCCAGGAAGTCAACAAAAACGGCTCCTGTGATGTCTCGATCGTCCTGGATCATCCGCTTGCGGCATCCGTCCTGCGGCGAAAGTCCATGCTGGAAGTAGTCCGGTTCGACCTGACGGGCAGTGAGAAGACGATCTACCGGGGCGTTGTGATGAACACCGTCGAAGACAGGAACATTGAGATGGAGATCCAGACAGAAGGCGACCTGGTATTTTTTCAGGACAGCATCATCCGTCCATTCCACAAGACCGGCACGGATGTACCGGGAAAGACAACGCCAGGAAATTATTTCAAGTGGCTGGTTAAGAAACACAACGGACAGGTGGATGATTTCAAGCAGTTCCTGATCGGTCAGGTGACTATTACCGGGGAAGCGGCAGACCGGGAGCGGAACGATTACAGCACCACGAGGGACATTCTGGATGAACTCGTCACAGAAAGCGGCGGGTATATCCGGACACGAACCGTCGGCGGTGTGCACTATATTGATTACCTGGCAGAATATGAACAGGCAGGCGTCCAGGATATACGGCAGGGGCAGAACATAATTGATGTTACCAAGAACGTCAAGACGGATGACCTTGCAACGCGTCTGATCCCGATCGGGTCATCGACGTCAAACAACGAATGGCCGGTCACGATCGCAAATGTAAACGGTGGCAAGGATTACCTGGAAGACGCGGCAGCCGTGAAAGAATACGGCATCATCACGAAGACCGTGGAGTTTTCCGAAATACAGGACCCAACGAAGCTGAAAGAAGAAGGCGAAAAGGCATTCAAAAAGATCAACGGGGCAAATCTGGTGACAGAATTATCTGCAATCGACCTGTCGGATGCCGGTTATGATGTGGATATGCTGAAGATTGGTGAAAAGGTTTTTTGTGCAGCACCCACGTACAACATACAGCAGCAGCTGCAGATCACGAAGAAGGTGACAGACCTGTTAAAACCGGCAAACAGCAAGGTCACGCTTGGCGGTACGGCATTAACATACACACAGCAACAGCTGCAGGCAGGGCAGGGGCGTGTGAAGTATACAACAGTAACGGCGATAACGAATGGGCAGATTGATGAAATCTGTATTTATAGTTAAAAGAAAAGGAGAAAATATTATGGCAAAATTTTTGGATACAGCGGGTTTGACTTATCTCTGGAGCAAGATTAAAACAGCATTGTCAGGAAAAGTGGACAAAGTAAACGGTAAAGGACTGTCTACGAACGATTACACGACAGCAGAGAAGAACAAACTGGATGGAATTGAAGCCGGTGCGAATAAGTACACGCATCCGAGCTATACGGCAAAAACAAACGGACTGTACAAAGTGACCGTGGATGCAGCCGGACACGTATCTGGTACGACACCAGTTACTAAGACAGATATCACAGGCTTAGGCATCCCGGCATCAAACACGACCTACTCTGACTTCAAGGGTGCAACAGCTAATGCGGCAGGTACACACGGACTGGTACCGGCACCGGCGAAAGGCGATACGGGTAAACTTCTGAGCGGTAAAGGAACATGGGAAGCCATGACAATGGCCTATGCTGAGGAAGATTACACGCAAGCATCTGTTGGTCTCACTTTTGCAGGAAGTACCGTAAAAGCAAATATTCCAGTTGCAACTACTGGTAATATGGGTCTCATGCCTCCAGCGATGTTTTCAAAACTGAATGATTTGCCAACAGAGGCAGATTTATCTGGTATCTATGCGAAGAAATCCGACATTACAGGCGTGTACAAGTACAAGGGTTCCCTGGCAGATGCAACAAAACTGCCGACTACAGGGCAGGTTGCCGGTGACGTATACAACCTGGAAGCAGCATCTGACTACGGCCCGGCAGGTACCAACGTGGCGTGGGACGGCAAGGCATGGGATGCACTGGGCGGATTGTTTGTGGTCGATGCACTTACCAATGCCGAAATTGATGCAATCTGCGTGTAAAGTGAATTGATATAAGGAGGAAGGAACATGGCATATCTAGATAAGGCGGGGCTTACTGAGTTATGGAAGAAAGTGAAAAGTTATGTGGATGCCAATGGCGGAGGAACACCGACAACGATTACAGGAAATGCAGGAACAGCTACAAAACTCCAGACGACACGGGCAATAGATGGCGTTAATTTTAATGGTACAGCTGACATTGCCCATTATGCCGTGTGTTATACGTCAGGCTTGACCGCTGCCAAAACGGTCAGCCTGACGAACTTCAAACTGGTAGCTGGTGCAAGGGTGTTTGTGCGTTTCAGTTATGCCAACACCGCTGCAAATCCAACACTGAACGTCAATAGTACAGGGGCGAAGCCAATCTATTACCGGAACAGCAACATCCCTGCAGAGCTGATAGATCAGTACACGGTTTTGGAGCTGGTCTACAGCGGATCATACTGGTTTGTAGTCGGAAATATGAATATCCTGACCAAGGGCGACAGCATAAATATTGAATGTTTCACGGCTGGCTATGTGACATCCGCAGGCAAGGAAGTGCAGTTCTGCATTCCGGTATCGACACCGATTGTCGGCTGCAGTTCTGTTAGCATAGCATCGGCAACCGGACTGCAGATCCGGCAGAATGGGAATTATATTTATGGTGGCAATGCATCCACGCTGGTAGCGGCATCGTCCTACCGGGGCGTTGTCAACCGTAATATGGTATCTATTGCCGCAACGATGCCGAATACAACCAACGCAGTCAACAATGCACCATGTGGTGTGCATGCGGCATTGAAGCTGACATTTTCATAGGAAAGGGGAACAGGAATGGCTATAACAGAGAACTTAAAAAAGATACTGGCGGCAGTCTACGGGCGGGATGTCCGGCAGTCGATCCATGACAGCATCCAAGAATGTTACAATAACGCTGAGGCGTGTAAGAGTTATACAAATGAGCACGTAAAAGATATGGAAACAAAGATGGCAGGTATTACAGGACAGAGTAAGGCGTTGATGGCAAAAACACGCAAGGATGTCCGGAATGTACAGGCAATTTTTTCAGTAGAAAAAACAGTGTCTATCACAGACGGCAAACTGTGGGAAGCACAAGATGCTGGCAGTTCGTGTGTACTTATGGAAGGGGCAAAAACACAGTGTACAACACTGAATGTACAACGAGGCGAACGGTATATCATACATACGAGCATGGTATCACGAGCCGGTAGTGGACGCGGAAAATATCCGATTATTTTTGCAGTTGATAACAGCAGTGCCGGATTCACAATGGTTTCAGCTGTAGAAATCGAAGAAGAAGGGGACTGTGATTATATCGTTACTGTTCCGGATAATGCAAAGTATATGATGATATCAGCCAACGAGAACGGCGAAGGTATCTGGGTGCGAAGAATCAATGTTCTCACAGAGTAACAAGAAAGGAAAGACTAACGAGGATGAAAAAAGAAATGGTTTGTACTATTACAGGAGCAATCGGTGGGACGATTGCTTATTTTTTTGGAGGCTGGGATCAGGCATTGATGACGCTGATCATTTTTATGGCGATCGATTACATCTCCGGTCTGATCGTTGCCGGGGTATTCCATAACAGCAAGAAGACGGAATCCGGAACACTGGAAAGCCGGACAGGCTGGAAAGGTCTGTGCAGGAAATGCATGACGCTACTGTTTGTTCTGGTGGCATACCGGCTGGATCTGGCAATCGGTGTGGATTACATCCGTGATGCGGTGATCATCGGGTTCATTGCCAATGAATTAATCAGCATCGTTGAGAATGCCGGATTAATGGGCATACCACTTCCGGCAGTGATCGCCAATGCAATCGACATATTGACACAGAAAGCAGAAAAGAAAGGGGACGCGTGAGCGTCCTCTTTTGTTATCACGAAAAACAATGGAGGAAAGACATGAACGAATTATTAAAAATTAATTATGAGACAGAGCAGCCGACAGTATCAGCAAGAGATCTACACGCAGGTCTGGAAATTAAAAGTAAATATGCTGATTGGTTTAAAAATATGTCAACATATGGTTTTACTGAAAATGAGGACTACATGACGGTTTCTAAAAATTTAGAAAACGGTGGAAGAATCATAGAACACTTCATTTCTGTAGATATGGCAAAGCAGATCTGTATGATTCAGCGAAACGAAAAGGGCAGACAGTACCGCCAGTATTTCCTTGACCTGGAAAAAGCATGGAACACACCGGAACAGATTTTTGCCCGTGCTTTGAAAATGGCAGATCAGCAGATTGAGAAACTGAAAGCAAGTAATGCAGGTCTGCTGACAGATGTACAGCGTATGAAACCAAAAGAAGTATTTGCGGATGCCGTCAGCGTGTCAAATACCTGTATCCTGATCGGGGAACTGGCAAAGATTCTGAAACAGAATGGCGTAGATATCGGACAGAACAGACTGTTCGCATGGATGAGAGAAAACCGTTTTCTGATCAGCAGAAAAGGAACCGATTATAATATGCCAACGCAGAGAAGCATGGAAGCCGGTCTGTTTGAAATCAAAGAACGGACAATCAACAATCCGGACGGCAGTGTCCGGATCACAAAGACCGTGCTGGTAACAGGGAAAGGTCAGCAGTATTTTGTAAATAAATTTCTGGAATAATGAAAAAACCCTTGACTTTTGTCATGACATAAGTTATAATAGAGACAGTTAAGGAAGACTTAACGAGTAAGGTGGCAGGTGCCGGAAAGGAGAAGCAAATGGAAGAAGATATGAACTTAGGTGAACAGCTCAGAGATCTGGCAGAAGAAAACCAGACAAGAAAAATCCTTGAAATCCTCAATACTTGCGAAACACTTGAGGAAGCAAAGGAAAAAGTAAAAGCCCTGCTCAATAAATAAGCAAGGCTAATCCAAAAAGCAGGCGGTACTTGCCACCGCCTGCACCCAATAAGAACATAACACAGTTCAGGGAAAATGGCAAGAGTCAAGAGGTGGTAAAAATAGAAAAGAAAATGGGACGTCCGACAGATGCTCCCAAAAGTTACCGTGAAAGCTTCCGGTTGTCAGAAAGTGACATGGAGAAAATACGCTTTTGCATGGAGAAAACAGGGGCAAGTAAAACGGATGTCGTCAGAATGGGAATAGAAGCATTATATAAAAAATTGAATCAGTAAACAGATATAACGAGAGAGCTTGGAAACAGGCTCTCTTTTTGTATACAAAAAAAGAAAGGCAGGTAGAAACTATGAACAAAATCAACCGCATGATCTCAAATTACAATTATAATCCCGGCAATATCTCCAGAATCAAATACATCGTGATCCACTACGTCGGAGCATTGGGCGGAGCACAGGAAAATTGTGCATACTATGGTGGTGGCAACCGTGAGGCATCTGCACACTATTTTGTCGGTTTCGCCGGCGAAATTTGGCAGTGCGTGGAAGATCGGAATATCGCCTGGCATTGTGGGGCGAGCAGTTACAAACATCCGGAATGCAGAAACGCTAATAGCATTGGGATTGAGATGTGTGTGCGAAAGAAGAATACGGCGAGTCTTGGGGCAACCGACAAGGACTGGTACTTCGAAGAGACAACAGTACAGTCGGCTATTGAGCTGACCAGATACCTGATGAAGAAATATAACATCCCTGCAGATCATGTCATTCGCCACTATGATGTAACTGGAAAGATTTGCCCGAATCCGTATGTATACAATACAGGTACGTACACTTGGGATGCGTTCAAGAAAGCTATTTCCGGACAGAATGGCGACATTCTGCCAGCGACTGACAAACCATGGTACCGTGTCCGCAAGACCTGGAAAAACGCCAGCAGTCAGATCGGGGCATTTAAAACGATGAAGAAAGCAAAGCAGTGTGCGGATCAGCACGCCTGGTATCATGTATACAACGATGCAGGAAAGAAAGTCTACACATCAAGTAAACTCCCATACAAGGTGCGGCCGAAAACCGCAAATGTTCCAATCAGGACAGGACCGGCCAAAACATACAGTGCTGCCAGAACATTTTTGCAGCCAGGTAAGTACGAGATCGTAGAAGAAAAGAACGGATTCGGCAAGCTGAAAAGCGGTGCAGGATGGGTGTATTTGAAGAAAGTGGAGAGAGTGTAA